GTATTTCATTGTGCATTTTAAAGAGCTCTTTGCTCTGGATGGCAAGAATACAAATCTGACAATCAATGATATTTCTCGTAGGAATACGATTGCAAATCTGTTGAAGGATTGGGGTCTAATCAATGTTATTGGTGAACTTGGTGAGATGGCACCTCTTAGTCAGATCAAGGTATTGTCATATTCTGAGAAGGGCGAATGGACACTAGAAACTAAATATAACATTGGAAAGAAAAAAGAAGTCTAATGGAAAAGTTCAAGTCATTCATCACAGAGGCAAAAGAAGAACCATACAAGTTATTGATTCTGTCTCATGATGACCCGTTTGACCCAAATGAAACTGGACCAATGGTTCGCAAGAAAGCATCTGAGTTGGGTATTGAAGTGTATCTTGCTGAGTTTTCTGGAATGTATATGGAAGACAAAGGCAATGACCAATTGATATATTCTTTTCCTGTAGATGATAAAGGTCAGGTAGAACTGCCCGGTATGAAAGATGATGCTGAGTATGATAAACCATTTCGCATAAATCCTGATAATACACTGGTTATGGCCAGAGGTATTGGTTCTACTATTAAGACAGGTAATCTGTCTTGGCGAGTTGCTTGTCTCAATCTGGAGAGTCAGGGTTACACTCTTATCAATCCTGTTATATGCCATGACATTTGTAATGACAAATGGTACAACCAGATTGTGTTTCAACAAAAGGATATTCGTACACCAAACACAGTTCTAGTTCGTCACTCAGAAGGTGCTGAGGATGCAGCAGAAAGATTGGGTAATAAGTTCCCGATGATTCTCAAGACCGCTGTTGGGTCACGGGGTGTTGGTGTTATCTGGATTGAAAGTCTAAAATCACTTCACAGTATTATTCAATTGCTTCATAGGGAAGATGAGTATGTCGATATTCTTTTACAAGAATATATAAAGACAGACTATGATGTTCGTGTTATTATTGCAGCTGGTCAAATTCTGGGTGCAATCAAAAGACCTGTTGTTGGAGATGACTTTAGAAGCAACGTCTCACAGGGATCAGAACCACAAGCACATAAATTGACAGAACGTGAAGCACAGGAGTCTTTACGAGCAGCAGAATCAGTTCAAGGTCAGGTTGTTGGTGTTGATTTTATTCCTGCAAAGAATAGAGACAAGGAAAGTCCATATTTTATCGAAGTCAACTCTACTCCCGGCCTTATGGGAATAGAGGCAGTACTTTCTAAGTCTGCTGCAAAACCACTCATCAAAGGTCAGGATCGTAGCATCACTAAAGAAATTTTGAAGATGTATATGAATCGTGACAACTGGACCCTTGACAAATCTACGGAAACCTGATATAGTCTTTATATGAACTTTTACACAAACGTATTGCAATACGGTAACTCCATTCTTGTCCGTGAAGTCAGGAATGGAGAACGCACGACTCGCAGAGTTAAATATGAACCTACGCTGTTCGATCTAGTCAAGACCCGTGAGGAGACTGGCTACAAAACTCTGGATGGTCGGAGTGTAAAACCACACCATTTTGATTCGATCAAAGAAGCCAAACAGTGGGTATCTGATCGTGAAAACCAAAAAGATATTATGTTCGGTAACACACAGTATCCCTATTGTTGGATTGCTGATGAATATCCTAATCAGGTTGATTGGGATTTGGACCAGATGCTCATGGTCACCATCGATATTGAGGTGGAGTGTGAGAACGGTTTCCCTAAACCAGAAGATGCAGCAGAACCTATGCTGTCTATCACTCTCAAGAATCACCAGACTAAACGCATCGTTGTTTGGGGTATCGGTGATTTTGTCACAGACCGTGATGATGTAACCTATGTGCAGTGTGAAAGTGAAGTGCATCTGTTGAAGGAGTTCCTATCGTTCTGGGAAAAACACACACCTGATATCGTGACTGGCTGGAACACTGAGTTCTTTGATATTCCTTATCTTGTCAATCGTATTCGTAATGTATTTGATGAAGAAGAGGTCAAACGTCTGTCTCCGTGGAAGAACGTGTTTGGTCGCGAAGTGTATAAAATGGGACGTAATCATCAGGCATATACTCTTGATGGTATTGCTGCCCTTGACTATCTGGACCTCTATCGTAAATTCACATACTCTAATCAGGAAAGATACACTCTTGACCACATTGCGTTTGTCGAACTAGGTGAAAGCAAGGATGGTAATCCATACGAGACATTCCGCGAGTGGTATACAAAAGACTATCAGTCGTTCATCGAATACAATATTCAAGATGTGGAGATTGTTGATAATCTGGAAGACAAGTTGAAATTGATGGAGCTTACGCTGACGATGGCGTATGATGCAAAAGTCAACTTCACTGATGTGCTTGGTACTGTGAGGTATTGGGACATCCTGATATACAACTATCTGCGTGAGAGGAACCTTGTGATTCCTCAGAAGAAAGATCACAAGAAGATGGAAAAGTTTGAAGGTGCTTATGTGAAAGACCCAATCGTGGGTATGCACAAATGGGTTATGTCGTTTGACTTGAACTCTCTGTATCCTCATCTTATCATGCAGTACAACATCTCACCTGAGACACTAGTAAACAAGGACGCCGAACTTGTTGATGGTATGGTGGATAAGATGTTGGCTGGTGAAGTCAAGAACGACACAGAATATTGCATGACGCCCAACGGTGCATTCTTTCGCAGGGATGTTCGTGGATTTCTACCAGAACTAATGGAAGGTATGTATAATGATCGTGTCAAATATAAAAGACGGATGCTTGACGCTCAACAAGAGTATGAAAACACTGGGAAGAAGTCTCTACTTAAAGACATTGCCCGATACAACAACATCCAAATGGCGAAGAAGATTTCTCTCAACAGCGCATATGGTGCTATTGGGAACAATTGGTTTCGTTATTTTGATTTGTTGGTTGCCACTGCAATTACTACATCTGGTCAATTGTCTATTCGTTGGATTGAGAAAAGTCTCAACATTTATCTTAACAAAATCTTGGAAACGAAGAACGTGGATTACGTTATTGCTTCGGACACAGACAGCGTATACATCACTTTTGACGGGTTGGTTAGTAAGGTGTTTAAAGAGGGAACAGACACTAACACTATTGTCAATTTCTTGGACAAGGTTGCAAAAGAGAAGTTGGAACCTTTTATTGATAAGTCTTATCAGGCTCTTGCTAAAGTAACCAACGCATACGAACAGAAGATGGAGATGGGACGCGAGGCAATTGCTGACAAGGGTGTGTGGACTGCAAAGAAACGATACATTCTAAATCTGTATGACATGGAAGGTGTGCGATACAAAGAACCCAAACTCAAGATAATGGGTATCGAAGCAGTGAAGTCATCTACTCCTGCACCATGTCGAGAGAAGTTGAAGGAAGCACTCACGATTATTATGAGTGGAAATGAGAAAGAACTGAATACCTTCATACAAGATTTCCGTGAAGAGTTCATGACATTGCCAATAGAAGATATTGCATATCCACGTTCATGCAATGGATTACAAAAGTTTCGTGGTACTGACCGTTTATTTCTAAAGGGTACACCAAATCATACGAAGGGTGGCATACTACACAACTATTTGATTCAGAAGAACAAGTTGGAAAACAAGTATCCTCTCATAAACGAGGGAGAAAAAATCCGATTTGTCCATTTGAAGGAACCTAACATTTATCAAGCGTCTGCATTTTCTTTCATCACAAAATTTCCAAACGAACTTGACATTGTAGACAAAATCGACTATGATACACAATTCACTAAGTCATTTGTTGAACCACTTCGATTTATCTCAGAAAAAATCGGGTGGTTGATTGACGACAGTTATGGAACACAAGGCAGCTTGGAGGACTTTTTCGGATGAGAAAACCAATATTAACAACACCAATTCGTTATCCCGGCGGCAAATCTAAAGCGGTAAAGAAGTTATATCCAATGTTACCCAATATTGGAGAATATGAAGAATGGCGTGAACCATTTCTTGGTGGTGGTTCTATGTCTATAGAGATTACGAAGCGATATCCAGATATGCGTATCTGGGTAAACGACTTGTATCCTGCTCTCTTTAATTTCTGGACACAACTACAGAGTAGTGGTTCAGAAATGTCTGAACGTCTTCTAGAAATAAAAGACAGTTGTGTTAGTGGTGATGTAGGCAAGACTACTCTAGGTGAACAGAAAGAAATCATCAATGATGATACAAGTAGTAAGTTTGATAAGGCAGTTGCATTCTACTATGCAAATAAAAACAGTTTCAGTGGTCTTACAGAGACAGGGACATATTCTGATCAATCAAACAAAAAGAATTTTACCAAACAGAACATAATGAAACTTGCATCGTTCCAAAAGTTGATACGCAACTGGAAGATTACAAATGGTGACTACAGTGTATTGTTGGAAAAATCTGATAATACTTTCGTGTATCTTGATCCACCTTACGACTTAACAAAACAGAACTCAAACAATTTGTATGGTAAGCGTGGGTCCATGCATGAGGGATTTGACCATGACCTTTTCGCAAAACACTGTAACGAGTCTGGTATGGACTGTATGATTAGTTACAATGCAGACCAATCTGTGAAGGACCGATTTGACGGTTGGGAACAGGTAGAACTTGATTGGACTTACACTATGCGTTCTGTAGGAGAATATATGGAGAAACAGAAAGACCGAAAAGAACTTTTGCTGATGAACTATAAAGTTGAGAAGGGAAGTTTAGAAGCATTTTTTGGTTGACATTCTAACATAGACTATGTATAAATAGGGGGTGAGGGTTTCATCCCCTATTTTTATTTAATGGATATGGAGAGAATTATGCCACTGCAACAATATGTTCAACAACTGCGCCCCCGTACAGAATCATATACCCCCCATGTCGATAAGATTCAAAGTCTTTTATCTGAGGGACTAAAAGCAGAGGACTATGAGGCTGCCATTGTTATTGGGTGGCATAAAATTCACGATATGAAATTGAATCCATCATCTGCTGGTATATCTTCAAAAGTAATGTCTGTTTTAGAGAAGCAACCTCTTGCACTAGAATCAGGAGAACGTATTGCGGTACAAGTTGCCAAACACTTTCGTAATGGCGGTGCAAAGGCAGAACAATATGGTCGCGCAAAAGCAAAACTAACTCGATTC